GACACCAGACCGACCGCGCGCCTGATCTGCGGATCGCTGTTGCCGAGATGACCACGTGGCCGATAGACGCCCTCCATCGACGTGGTCAGCTTGCCGGTGCGCAATTCCTCCGGCGATGTCAGGCTTGTTCCGTCAGCACGCGTGCTGGTGCGTACACGCTGGACGCGGTAGTTCGGTTCGTGCAGATCGAGCCCGGTGCCGATGGCCCAGTAGAACCGGCAGATCGTTGTCTCGGTGGCGTTCTCGCCGATCAGGTGCGGCACGTAGCATCCGACCCATCGGCGTAGAACGCGCTCGTGATACTTGGTCGCGAAGATTAACAGCATCGACTGGATCACGTGATCCCAACCCGTGAGCATCTTGCCCGTGTATCGGTCCATGCCGATGCGCACAGGGTTGAGGACGATGCGGCCATACTTGAGGTCTGGCCACATCTCCAGATTTGGATCGTAGACGTAATCCGCCATCGATCAGGCCTGCGCCGCTTTGGGCTCGGGCTTCTTCGGCGGCTTGCCTTCCTTCTTGCGGTCTTGCTGCCGCTGTTTGCGGCGGTTCTTGCGCTGCACGTAGCCGGGCTGGCCGGCGAGCGCCGGATGACCGGACTGCACCTTGCGGTCATAGCGCGGGATGCGCGGGAGCGGGGCGTCGTTGTCCTCGCTGCGCCCGCGCGTCAGTTGCGCCAGCAACTTCTTGTGCGCGGCGCTGATCTCGCCAACCGGCTTCTCGCCGATCAAGCCCTGATCAATCCAGTACTGCACTTGCTGCACCACCGCGAGCACGTGGTTGCTGTCGTCCTTGACGTTGCCCTTGTCGTCCTTGTCCTGCAACACGCGCAGGCCACCGAACGTGTCGGAGATGTTGGGATCGTAGACGTAGAACTTCTGTAGGATTCGCGGCGTCCGTACCATGCTTGCCATCTGGCTTCTCCTGTTGAGTTACTTGTCGTCGTTCTTGATCGGGTCCTTGCCGAGGATCGGTGGCTGCGAGAAGATGATCTTGCCTTTGGTCACCACCACCCAGTCAGAGCCCATCCTGATCTTCGCGCCGTCCTTGTGCGCGGCGAGGCGCGAGTCCTTGCCGACGCGGTAGGTGTGACCGCCGTCCTTGTTCATCCGGGCTTTCATGATCGCCTTGTCGCCGCCCGTGTGGCCCTTCTTCTGTTGCTTGCCGCCACCGCCTTGCTGACCACCTTGCCCTTGCTGTTCTTTCTCCTCCTCTTGCAGCCAGTGATCGTGGCCTTCCTTGGTGGTCTTGCCGCGATAGTCGTCCTGTTGATAGCTCTCCTCGTCCTGCCCCGATCCGTCAGCGTGTTCGGGCGTCTTGAAATCCTTGTTCGGCGCGAACGGTGCCAGCATGCCCTGCGCGAGATCGCCGCCGGGCGCGATGATCGAAAGGTTCTGGCCCTTCTTGTAGAAGCGCTGTTCGCGTGCGCCGCCGCGCATGTTGGTGGTGTTGAGCCACGGCGACAGGATGTCCTTGCCGTCCTTGGTCTTGCCGAGCGACATCCGCAGTTTGGTGCCCTTCACCTCGTGCACGGTGCCGTGCTGGAATTGATCGGCCATCTGCCGGCGCAAGTCCGCGACCTGTGCGAGCAAGCGTTGAGTGTCGTCCGCCATCGCTGCCTCACTTCAACTGGATGCGAATTGTCGTTGCCATCTTGTCGAGAATTTCCTGCGCCATCTGCCGCAGCGTCATCTCGCGGTTAGCCTTGCCACCGGATCGCCGCGACTCTCGCGTGCCGGTCAGTGACGTCATCTGCACCGGCATGCGCCTTCCCTTCGGCACGTAAGGCATGATGGTGCAGCGACAGTGCGGATGCTTCGGGATGTGCTCGCGCGCGATCTCAATGGGCATCGGGCCAGCGGCGGCGAGCTCTTCACAGTCCATGCAAACCAGATCGTCCTTGACGTTGACGATGATGACTAGCGTCTCGGGACGTTGCTTGCCGAAGTCGCGCGACTCGCGCTTGCCCTCCAGCGTTCTCGGATCATCTTCGAGAAGCCGACCGTCGACGGTGATGTCGTAATTGAGATCGTTCTTGGTCGCGCGCTTCACCTGCATCAGGCCGCGCACCTCTTCGACGCCAAGTCCGGTTTCTCTCGCAATGTTGCTGGCCAGCACCGTGATCAGGCCGTCACCGACTTCGTTGAGCCCGACCGATATGGCCGGCGTCGTGATCTCTTCAGCCTTCGACAGCTTCGCGATGTAGTTCATCACCGCGCTGTAGTCGACCTTGATCCTCATTCCACCTCACCGTCAGCTTCGATCTTGTCCGGTGTTTCCTTCGCCTTGACGCTGGCGACGTTGGTCTGGATCGAGAACTGATCGATCAGGCCGACATCCTCGTCCTTCTCCATGTCGATGTCGTCGTGGCTGATCTTGCGAAGAATTGGCGCCTCTCCCTTTTTGTCAGTCAGGTCGTCGCCTTCTGCGGTCAGGTGGTGCGCAATGCCGGAGGCAAGCGGAGCAAGACCGATAGCGCGCAAGCCACGTCTCCGCACGCCAAGTGCGGCTTGCATCCGCTCCCATTCCGGCGCGGCCTCGCGCGAGACCAACGCTTTGCAAATTTCTGCGGCGTGCTCCATGTTCGCCTCGGGATGTTTCTCCGATGTCACGATGAACTGCCTGACCGGATGATCGTCCGGGAATTCTTCTCCCGGCGGAAGATCAGAGACCACGTCGCAGATGATGCCGACCTGTCGCGCCGCCCATCGATGATCGCGGTCCGACGATGCACCGCGCTGCCCGGTCAGTCGCTCGACGCGCATGATGAACAGCTTCAACAGTTCAGCCCAGTCGTTCTGTGGATCGCCGAACAGCGCTGCCAGCGCTTGCTCCTCGACCATGTCAATCGCGAGCTCCATGCCCTCGTCGGTCAGCGGAATCTTGATCTCGGCAGCGCCGGTCTTGCCTTCGACCTTGGATGCGACGCCGATCTCCAGCATCAGGTTCATCTCGCGACGCATGCCGTAGATGTCGGTGCCGTTCTGTTCGGAGCGGTTGTCGGCGTCGGTGTAAACCACGATGTACGGCTTCGCCTCGGCGTTCAGCGTCAGGACTTGGCTCAGCGGCGTGTTGTCGGAATCGTAGACGCGCTTGTCGGCCCACGTCTGACCGCGCAACGCCGCCACTGCGGAAAGCCGTGTCAGCATCCGGATCACACTCATTCGAGAATCTTCACCATGTGCACGTCCCACCTGCCGCTGTAATCGGGATGGATGAAGGTGACCTCGTGCGTCTCATCCCGGTCGGGAAAGAACACGCGGTCGCCTTTCTTCAGGTCGCATTGCAGGATCGGCTCGAACCTGATCGACAGCGAGGTGTCGACCGTGGCCAGCCGGTGGGTCAGGCCGCCAGAGCCCTCGGTGGTGCCGCGCGTGGTGTCGTAGATGCCGGTCGCGATCACCTCGACCCGTGATGGGTCGGGCACGCTGGAGCGGTAGCCGGTCTGTTGAATCATCATCGGTTTCAACACGACAGGTTCGCCGAACACGCTGTCGACGCGAACGTCAACCGGCTTGGTGTCGTCAACGGTGCCCATCAGCCGTGCTCAAGTGTTGCCGTGACAATCGTGACCTGTTTGCCGATCCGCAGCATCGCGTCATCGAGCACGATCTCATAGTCGTGGACTTCGTCTGGCGTGACGTCGACGCCGATGCTCATGTTGTCAATGACGATGTTGCCGGCACCGTCAGAGATGGTGCCGATGGTGGCCATGCCCTCGATGGCGACGAAGCCGGATGTCGGTGCCGTCAGCACCAGATCGTCGCCGACCAGATAGAACGACGGGATCACCATCAACAGCGTGGCCAGCACCACGCGTTCGGCATTGCGAAGCTCGATCACGCCGGGCGAGCCGCCGCCGTCGATGGATTGCAGCACCGACGTCATTCGCAGACGTCTAACGGGGAGGGAATATTCCATCAGATCACCGCTACATGAGGGACGTTGCGCCGTCGAAACGAGAGATAGAGTTGGCCGTAGGGCGAGGAATTCCAGAAGTCCTCGGACGACGACGTCACTTTTTCGCTGGATGATTCAGAGCCGCCGGCAGAACCGGAGACGCGGTCATAGGTGACTTGCCGGTCGCGGAAGCGAACGCTCTTGACCCAGATCAAACCAGCCTCGGAGTCGATGACGGGAGGCGTGCCGCCACCGGTCCCGCCACCGCCCGAGATCAGGCCGCCGCTTGCCTTGTCGTGCAGCCAGAGATAATGCGCGGCGGCATACATCACGGCTAGTTTGGCATCTGGCCAGAACCAGAACGTATCAACCCACGTCATCGCGGTGTCGATGGCCATCTGGATTTGGTCATCGGTCACCGACGCGAACTCCGGAAACGCGCTCCGGAATTCGGCGATGGTGGGAGGCATCGTGGTGGTGATCGCCATGACGGTTACTTCTCTTTTTTGGCAGCCTCGGCAGCCTGCTTCTCGTCG